TTCTTGCAACGCGTACTTTGGTGCACCATCAGTGGGCGCGTTAAGAATTCAGTCCTGCGGACTGAATTTAGCGACCAGTCCCCGCGAGACGAACACGAGCGCTTGCGCGAAGTGTGAGTCCGTCCCGGAGGGAATGGTGCGACAAAAAAGCCGCAACATTCGTTGCGGCTTTTCTTGGTGCACCATCGGGGACTCGAACCCAGGACCCACTGATTAAGAGTCAGTACCGGGCAACGATACAACGTTTAAATTATCGTTTTACCGTTAGTCTCAGGTAGTCAAAAGTAGTCAGAATGGCTCCGGGATGTAGTCAGTTTGTAGTCAGGCAGTTCCCGCCGTACTATCCGCGGCGGGCAGGGCAGAGTTGAAATAATCGTCCAGTTTGCCGCTTACTTTCAGGCCGTCTTCGGCTTCCAGATGGGTGTAGATGCGGGCCGTCATCTCGATGCTGGCGTGACCAAGCAGCTGCTGGGCGGTGCGCAGATCCACACCGGCGTGGTACAGGCAGGTGGCATAGCTGTGGCGCAGCATGTGGGCGTGCACCGGCAGCAGTGACACCCCCGCCACATAATAGACCCACATCTTTTTATAGGCTGACTGCGTCATCACGCCGCCGTCAGCTTTGGTTACAACGTGCTCTCCCAGGCGCGGGGTGGCGTCCAGAATGGCCCGCAGGCGGGCGGGCACCGGCACCAGGCGGTGGGAAGCCGCGTTTTTCAGCTCCATGCTGGGGTCTGGTTGATTGCCGCCCGCAAAAGTCACTGCCCGACTAATAACCAGTGCCGCCGGGCCGACATCCCGCCATTGCAGGCCCAGGGCCTCTTCCTTGCGCAGGCCGCAGTAGTAGCAGAGCGCGCAAAACACCTTGGCCCGCGGCTCCGCAATGGAGGACAGCAGCTCCTCCGCTTCGTCCTGCGTCAGGTATTTCTTTTGCTTAGGGCGCGCGTGGGTCGTAATGCGGATGCCGTCGGTGGGGTCGTCGCGGATCAGGTGGTTTGCCTGGGCCGTCTGCATGATCTGCCGCACCGTGATCAGCACCTTGTGCTGCAGGGATTCCGACTGCTCCGTGATTTCCGCCATAATAGCCCGGATATGTACCGGCCGCACCTCCTGCAGCTCCATGCATCCAATGTGCTGCATGATGTGCAGATTGTAGGCATCCCGGTACATTTTGGTGGTGGCGGGCCGCAGCCCCTGCTTGTAGGAGCGCAGCCAGATTTTTGCCCACTCGCCCACCAGGGTGTGGTCCCCCACTTCCAGCCCCGCTTCATCCTGCGCCTGCACGGAGCGCACCGCGGCTTTCAGTTCCGCTTCGGTGCGGCCATACACCAGCCGCGTTTTGCCGTTGGAAAGGGTGATCCGCTTCTGGTAGCGGCCATCTGGACGGCGCTTTAATGTTTGTTTGGGCATAAAAATACACCTCCAAGGTATGGGTTGTAAGCTGCGGGGTTTGGCGCGTGGGGCCACAGCCGCGCAAGCGGATGGGGAGCGCCAAACGCAGGCCACGCGTGGCCTGTGACCGCACAAGGCGGTTTCGCCGCAGGCGAAATTACAAGCATTGCTTGTAAAGCCTGCCCGGAGGTGGTACAATACGATTGTCGGGTCGATTGTATCCACTTTTGTGGGCAAGCTGATCTATGGAAACGCTCTCGGTGTTGGCGCACCGGGGGCGTTTTTATTTTGTTCGGGCTTTATCTGGCCACAAAATATGGGTTCGGCTTCATCAAAATCAGAATGATATCAACAATCCAGCCAATGCCAAACAGGCCAATGGTAAGCAGATACAGGATTCCCATGCCGATGCGCCCTTCATAGAATTTATGCGCACCGAAATACCCCAGGAACAGGCACAGGAAAAATGCCGTCCACTTATTGCAGTATTTTCCGCGCACCGCAGTTCTGACGCCCACCGATGCACTGGCGGCTGCCGATGCGCTGGAATTATTGTTATTGACAATATTGATCTGCTTATCCTGCGGCAGCTCCCCTGCCTGTTTGCCGCACTTGGGGCAGATGATGCAGTCGGCATCAATGCGTTCCCCGCAGTGCGGGCAATACTTACGCTTTACCAGCTCCTGTCCACATTCCGGGCACACACTGGCATTTACATCAATAGCCGCACCGCAATGCGGGCAATGGTTTACAGGTTCCATGATTGTGTTCCTCCCTTATTTATTGGTTAAAGTCTACTCCCCTGCACTGCGTCCAGTAGTGCAGGGCTTTTTTTATGTAGTCTTCGTCCAGGTCAAAATATTCTGCCAACTGCCAGGGTTCTGTGTAGCCTGCCCGTATCGCCGTGCGGATTTCTTCCGGCGGCAGACAGCGGCGGAACGCGTCCGCATCGGCGCGGTATTCGTTCTGCTCCACCAACTGGAACGGGCTGTCCACCTTATGCAGTGCGCCTGTGTGCAGGTGGCCCGATTCATGCAGCATGGCGGTGCGAATCTGGCGCACGGTATGTAACCGGGAAAAATTAAGCCCAACCGCATATGCTCCATGATATCGCACTGTCGTAGCAGCTGCCGGAAGCCTATCAAATGGTATGACATCCACATCATGAACCCGACAATAGCTATAAAATTCTGACGTACTAAACATCAAACGCCTTTCTCGCGACGTTTTCTTCGGGCATCCATAAGATCGAGGAAGTCGCGCATATCTTCTTTTTCTTCCTCGGTCAACTGCTTATAACGATTATAAAATGCTATGTCGGCGTCATCAAGTTTGTCATGTTCGCTGGTAAGGTCAGACATCTGAATACCAAGCCAATCCGCCATACGCTGCATTTTGTCAACACGAGGATACTTTTTCCCGTTACACCAGTCCGAAACAGTAGAGCTGGAGCAGTTCATGTAAGTTGCAAGGTCAAGCTGAGTATATCCTTTGCTATTAAGGTACGCTTTTAGATTTTCAGCGAAAACCATTTTGGCGTTGTCACTCATAAAATCAACTCCTCATGTCGTCATTATACGCTAAAAGCAAAATAAAATCAATATTTTGCGAAAATATTTTCGCTTTTAGCTTGACATATCGCTTTAAGCGAGTATAATAAATTACAGAACGGAGGTGATTCAAAATATGCAGACCCAAAAATTCCCAAAAATTTCTCTTGCAGCTGCGCGTGTAAACGCAGGATTAAACCAGCAGGAAGCAGCCAAAGCGCTGGGTGTCAGCGTTGCTACGCTGCAAAATTACGAATCTGGGAAAACCGTACCTCAATGGGGGACTGTACAGAAGATTGAACGCGTGTACAAATTCCCGGCAGATTTTATTTTTTTATCCGCACATTCGCTTTAAGCGAACGACGAGCAAATTCCGCAGCCCTACCCTGGCAACAGCAGCTAAGATTGCCGACCACTTCGGCGTCCGCATTGATGACCTTGTGGAGCATTCCTAGCAGCTACAACCATTCTACCACAACCCCTGTCCCATAGTCCGGACTTTGAACCGGAAGGGCTGGAAATTTTTAGGAGGTGACCCCATGAACAATGAAAAAAGCCCCCAGCCTGATTGTCAAGGTCAGGCAGGGGCAGAAATCAAGCGATTAAAGCGCAGTGTTTCAATTCTGAGTATCTGCTGTTTCGTTCAGGCTCTCACACTTTGGAGTATTTTCTGGAAGATTGAAAAGATCATCGGATGTATCGAAGCTATTGCACGCGCCCTCAGTATACTTGTTGATTTCCACTTCTGAAGGAATTCCGTTATCCATTTTTTCAATGATTGAGGATAGCGCGTTTTCTACAAACTCCTCGTGCTTATTCGGAAGTACATCCTGAGCGACATCCCTTATAAGCGCTATAAGGCAAAGCACAAACGAAAGGATTTCGAGCACGTCGTGCCATAAGATCTTATCCCCTGGCTTTTTGGCCGATTCGATTTTTTGTTCAACGGTAGATATAACGTCATCAGTAAAAATCGGCTGAACATCTTCGAGAATCTCTGTTGCGGTGCTAACGGGAACAAGGTCATCCGCTTCATGCTGCGTTTGTAAAATGTCCGAAAAGCTTTGCATTGCTGCTGCAACCTGTACCAGCAATGCGTCCACATTCTCATTTTTCCAAATTTCTGCAGGCTCTTGGGCAAAACGTTCCAAGGCCGGCGCCAAAAATTCGCTCGCTTTTTGCATCTGCAGTTCCAGTGCTTGCATCTTATCCGTAAGCCGCTGCAAAGATTCCATCGCACTATTGGGGTACACCGGGTACAGCCTGGAAAGTTCCCCCATCTTTTCTGCAAACATACAGAGTGCATTTGCCAGCGCCTGTACATTGCTATCTGTTACAACAAGGCTATTAGTTTCCATTCTTTTCCCCCTCTCTTCTCTCATTCTACACAGTTGAAACAGAACAAATAACGAATATTTTCAAAGGAGGTCTTTCCCATGACCACCAAAAAAACTTCCCCCTCTTTTTGTCCCACCATCACAGCCCAGACCAAGGACGGTGCCACGGTTGAGATCGGAAGCATCGCTCCCGATTTCAGCGTCAAGATTTTCCCCGGCGTCAACTTTGCTGACCTGGCCCACAATGCCATCCTGGGATCCGAGAACATGCACATTACAACCGGGTGCATTGATTTGCGGAAATTCAGATCCGAGCTTGATAAATGACCGTGTTTACAGTCGGATCACGTTCTGCCTGCGCTTTGATCACAGCTTTCATGCCATTTTCAATCGCCGCAGTAAATGCTTGTCCTTTTGCCAACCGTGCCCCCACCTGTTCTTCAAGGCTGATTGGCGCTTTATCGTGAAGGATATCAAAGGCCGCATCATCTTTGCTGGTCATATGTTGCACTCTTACTCTTCCAGTCAAGTCAACCGTTCCAACTGCCATACCGCCCGCGGCCGCACGCCCCACAGCAATAAATTGTGCATTCAGGCGCGGCTTCCCAATTCTTTTGCTTGTCATGATCGCTTGCAAAATTCCAAGGGCATCATCTACCGTTACATTTTTGATGTTCGGGCAAATGGCCTTAAAATCCTGCATGGCTTCCATGGCCGATTCGTATCCCTTGGTGTACCCAATGTAAAGACCTTCGTTGATCATTTGAAATTTAGGAAGATCTTCCCGTATTACGGATTTATCAGCTGCGCTGCATTGCCGCCCATCGCTCATGATCCAGGCATGATTTCCCGTAACTGCACCGATTACAATACTCATTCTTTTCATCCTCTCTTATCGTAAGATTTCTATTTTTTATGGCATTTCTGCCATACATACCAAAGGAGGTGACCCCCCATGTTTCCCAATCTTTTTATTGAGCTCAAGCGCAGCAAATCCACCCAGCAGCAGCTGGCAGAGCGCATTGGTATCTCACACAGTTCCTTGCAGAACAAACTCCAAGGGCGGACGCAATTCACCCTGAAAGAGATGCGCGACATCCAGGCTGTTTTTGCGGATTGTTCACTTGACTATCTTTTTTCAGAGTACGGCAGCAAGCGCAGTCTACCATGATTTCCTTTTTTTGCCATCATGTTATTGAGAAGAATATCATGATTCTGGCAATTTGTCAAACATTTTGATGGTTACATTTTGGTTACTTAAATTTCGTATCTATGCAATTTATCTCAGAATCACTTCAAATGCGCCAGAATAACCCAGAATCACTCAGAATGAACTATGACATTTTTTATGAAAGGAGAAATTACCATGACCCTCTACACCGCCGAGCGCCTGGCCGAGATGCTGGGCGTGCAAAAATCCACCGTACAGCAGCTTGTGCGTGCCGGGGAGTTTGGCCCCACGGTCAACGTGGCGCGCAAACACCTGGTGACCGAGGACGGCCTGGCCGGGTTCATTGCGCGCCGCACCGGCCCTGCGCACAGCGGCCCGGCCCCCGCACCGCAAACCAACTATCACCACCGGCACAGTGACCCTGGGCCGATCTGATTTGAAAGGAGAACATCATGCCCCAAACAAAAACAGCCGCCCCGGTGCTGCAACACCGGAACGGCCAGACGAAAAAATTCATCACCTGTATTTTACCCTACATCAGCCCCATTTGCAAGGCTTTCGCCAATTTCATGCTAACGGCCTGCGGGCTGGGCGCGCTGTGCGCCGTGGCCGCCCTGGCCCAGGGCGGAGGGGCTGCGGCAATGGCCGGGCTGGCCGCCTGCTGCCTGGGCGGGTGGGCTGCTATGATACTGCGGGAGGTGGCAGCGTGCGCGGAATCGTGATTGACCCCGGCGCAAAGCCGGAACTTTACCGCCTGCCGGACACCCTGCAGGAACTGCAGCGCTTTATGGGCGGGTACGCGCAGCGTTGCCCGATCGACAACAAATTTGCCGCGCTGTTTTATCTGCCGCAGGCCGGGCAAAGCCTGCCGACCCGGCATTACAATGGCCGCTGGTTTTATGGGCGGCTCTGCCTTGTTGGCTGGCGCGGCGGCCGCATGACGGACCTGCCCATGCCGCTGGCCGAAGAGTTGCTTCAGAAATTCACACCTGTGGAGGTAACGCCATGAACGAGTATGACGCCATCCGCGCTGCTTTTGCCCACAACCGCAAGGATGCCGAACTGCTGCTGCACGAAACCGTGCGCGGCATTCTGGCCGAGGCAACGAGCAGCAAGGTCAAACAACTGGAAAAGATCAGTCTGTGCTACAGCGCTGCGGACACCGGCACTGCCCAGCGCAAAGCGTTGATCGACATGGAGGTAGCAGGTTGACAGACCACATGATTTGCCAGAACCAGGACAACCACCTGCTGTACGCCTTAAAGCACGGCAGGTTCTGGTTCTGGGACAAACACCAAAACAAATGGGTGCCCAGCGATTGGGCCGCCCAGCAGTACGCCAAGGCCCAGACCAAAGAGCCTAACCTGACGCAGGAAGACTGGCTGGGGTACTGCTTCGGCATCCTGATGGATGACTACGAGGTACCGGACGCTGTGGTAAAAGCCCTGCGCGCGCTGTCCAACAAGGAGGAACCACCATGCAAAGTGAACACGACTGCCCCGAATGCGGATGCTGCTGTGACTACGGCCGCCCCTGCTGCCACGTTGGCGGAGGAAACATCGACCACCCAGGCGGATGCAAACAGCTGCCCGCCGGGCCCCTGCTCCCCTGCGGATGCTTCCGGTGCAATGTCAAACCCGTCCGGTGCCGCAGCTGCCTGTTCGGCTCCGGAGTTTGATTATTCGGGGCTGGATGAGCAAACCGTTACCGACCTGCACCTGGCCGAACAGACGTACACATCGGGACGCAAGCTGGCCGAAATGGGCCTGCGCCGCATGGCTGACGGCGTTTCCATTGCGCATGACGCGCTGTGCGTCACCATTGCGACAAAATGTCGCAATGGTAAGGGGGCGTTTTCCGACAGCGAAAAGACCTTCGGGAGCTGGTGCGAGAGTGTCGGTCTAAACCGCAAGGCGGCCGAGCGGCTGCTGCAGGTGGCAAAGCTGTTTGATTCCAGCAGTCCCCGCCAGCAGCAGGTGCTGGAAGAACTTTCCCCTTCCTTATTATACGCCGCCGCCAAACCCAGCGCCCCCGCCGATCTGGTACAGGCCGTCAAATCCGGCGACATTACCACCCACAAGCAATACCAGGATTTGCTGAAAGAAAACCAGCAGCTGCGCGCCGACCGGGTGAACGCCCTCAATGCCGCAGCCGCCGCCGAAGCCGCCCGCGATGCCGCCCTGGCCGATGTTGACGGCCTGCATGAGCAGAACCGCCAGCTGCAAGCCGCCGCCACCGGTGCCCAGGAAAGCTACCGCACCGCCCACAAAAACGAAGATTCCGCCCTGCGCCGCGCCACCGAAGCCGAGCAGCGGGCAAAGGAAGCGGAAAAGCAGCTGGCCGGTGCCCGCCAGGTTGCCGATGCCGCCCGGATGCGTGCCGACAAATACCAGCGGGAAGCCGAAGCCGCCAAAGCGCAGCCGGTGGCCGCCGCTGTGGACGAGGATGAGATCAACCGCCGTGCCCACACCCTGGCCGATGAACTGACCGCCCCTTTGCGCAGCGAGCTGGAAGCCGCCAAAGCTGCCGCCGCCACACCGGAACAAATCGAGCTGGACACCCGCAACGCCTATGACAGCCTGCTGCTGGCCGGGCGCGCCATGCAGAACGCCTGGAAGTCCGTCAAGCCGCAGCTGGCCAAGCTGCCGCCGGACACCCGCGCCGGGGCCATCAACCAGCTGACCAACACCCTGACTGAAATTCAAACGGAGGCAATAAAATGTCTGTAAAAATTGCGGCTCTGGAAGCCGAAAACGTAAAACGCATCAAGGCGGTTGCCCTCACGCCCTCCCCCACCGGGCTGACCATTGTGGGCGGCAACAACAACCAGGGCAAAACCAGTGTGCTGGATGCCCTGGCCTGGGCCCTGGGCGGCGAGAAGTTCCGCCCTACCGCCGCTGTGCGGGACGGTGCCCTTGCCCCGCCCCACCTGAAAGTGATCCTGTCTAACGGCGTTGTGGTGGAGCGCAAGGGCAAAAACAGAAGCCTGACCGTGACGGACCCCACCGGCCAGCGCAGCGGCCAGCAGCTGCTGAACGCTTTTGTGGAGCCGCTGGCGCTGGACCTGCCCCGCTTTATGCAGGCCAGCGATAAAGACAAGGCCGACACCCTGCTGAACATCATCGGTGTGGGGGATGCTTTGACCGGCCTGGACCGGGAGATCAAAGCCCTGTACGACCGCCGCACCGTGATCGGCCAGATCGGCGCCCAGAAACGCCACGCCGCCGAAGAGCTGACCGAATACCCGGACGCCCCGTCCGAACCTGTCAGCGCCATTGAGCTGATCCAACAGCAGCAGGAGATTTTGCTCCATAACGCCGACAACCAGCGCCAGCGCGACCGCCTGACCGAGATTACCCACGCCAAACACCGCGCCATGGATGAGCTGACCCGCCTGGACGAGCAGCTCAAAAACCTGCAGGAGCGCCGCAGCCAGCTGATGGAGGAATACAACGCCGCCTGCGTGCAGGAGGAAGCCGCTACCAAGACCGTGGCCCAGCTGCAGGATGAATCCACCGCCGAGCTGGAGCAGAGCATCCGCAATGTGGAGGAGATCAACCGGCAGGTATCCGCCAACCTGGCAAAATCCAAGGCTCAGGACGAAGCCGAGCGCTATGCGCAGGAATACACCGCCCTGACGGAGCAGATCAAGGCAAAGCGCACTGCCCGCATGGACCTGCTGAACGGCGCAGACCTGCCCCTGACCGGCCTGGGTGTGGAGGACGGCAGCCTGACTTACAACGGCAAGCACTGGCAGGACATGAGCGGCAGCGACCAGCTGCGGGTGGCCACCGCCATTGTGCGCCGCCTGAACCCCGACTGCGGCTTTGTGCTGCTGGACAAGCTGGAACAAATGGACCTTGCCACCCTGACGCAGTTCGGCAGCTGGCTGCAGGCCGAAGGATTACAGGCCATCGCCACCCGCGTTTCGACTGGCGGGGAGTGCCAGATCATCATTGAGGATGGCAGGGTAAAAGACGCCGAGGAACCACCCGCCCCCAAAGCATGGACGAAAGGAGCGTTCTGAAATGAGCAAATACGCAATCACATCCGGCACCATTGCCGCGCCGGTCAAAACCGTTCTGTACGGGCCGGAGGGCATCGGCAAAAGCACTTTTGCCGCCCAGTTCCCCGCCCCAGTATTCATTGACACCGAGGGCGGCACCAAGCGGCTGAACGTTGCCCGCCTGCCCGCGCCCACCAGCTGGGCCATGCTGCTGGATGAAGTTGCCGAGGTCAGCCGCGGCAATGTGCCCTGCGGCACCCTGGTGATCGACACCGCCGACTGGGCCGAACGGCTCTGCATTGACGCCGTCTGCGCCCGCGCCAAGGTCAAGGGCATTGAGGATTTCGGGTACGGCAAGGGCTATACTTACGCGAAAGAAGAGTTCGGCAAGCTGCTGGATGCCCTGGAAGAGGTGCTGAACACCGGGCACAACGTGGTGGTTCTGGCCCATGCTGCCATCACCAAGTTTGAGCAGCCCGACGCCGTGGGCAACTATGACCGCTGGACCATGAAAACCAGCAAACAGGTAGCCCCTCTGCTGCGGGAATGGTGCGACATGCTGCTGTTTGCCAACTACAAAACCGTGGTAGAAAAGGCCGGCAGTGCCCCCAACGCCAAGAACAAGGCCAGCGGCGGGCGGCGGGTTCTCTACACCAGCCACCACCCCTGCTGGGATGCCAAAAACCGCTTTGGCCTGCCGGAAGAACTGCCCTTTGAGTATGCCAGCATCGCCGCCTGCATCCCGGACCCGCACCCCGGCGCAGCCCCCGCGCCGCGCCCCATCATGGTAGAGGATGCCCCCGCCCCCAAGCCTGCACCGGTGCCGGTTCCCGCAGCACCTGCTGCACCGCCTGCCGTGCCTGCCGGGATCTCCGCCAGTGATCTGCAGGCGCAGGGCGTGCCGACCGCCCTTGCCCAGCTGATGGCCGCCAATAATGTGACCCCGGAGGAACTGCAGACCGTGGTCGGCCAGCGCGGGTACTTCCCCGCCGATATGCCGGTCAAGGATTACCCGGCTGATTTCGTCAGCGGCTGCCTGGTGGCCGCCTGGCCCCAGGTGCTGGAGATGATCTGCACCAACCGCGATGTACCATTTTAACAAATTTTAATACAAAGGAGATTTACCCATGGCTGAATATATGAACAACATGCCGGATGCTGCCCTGGACTGGGACAGCGAGGTTACCAACGAACAGCGGGAATTTGTGCTGCTGCCTGCGGGCGATTACCTGTTTACCGTGCAGGGCTTTGAGCGTGCCCGCTATGAGGGCAGCGCCAAGCTGCCGCCCTGCAGCATGGCCAAGCTGACCATTACCATCCATGGCGGCGACAAAGGCGAAACCACCGTCACCCACCGCCTGTACCTGCACACCAAGACCCAGGGCCTGCTGGGCGCCTTTTTTGAGAGCATCGGCCAGTGCAAGCGCGGCGAGACGTTCCGCCCCCGCTGGAACGAAATTGTCGGTGCGCAGGGCATGTGCCGCCTGGGCGTGCGGGAATACACCAAGCAGAGCGGCCCCCACGCCGGTGAGACCGGGCAGGCCAACGAGATTGAAAAGTTTCTGCCCCGCCCCGAACCCACCGCCGCCCCCAGCACCGGGTGGAAGCAGGGAGCTTTTTAAGTTAGGAGGTAGGAAGTAGAAGTTAGGAGTTTATGGTGTGCGCTAACGCGCACGGTTTGAATATCAGGCTTTTCATAATTTCAAAATTGCGGCGCAAGCCGCTTCTTCAACTCCTAACTCCTCACTCCTAACTCCTCACTAACACGGAAAGGATACTTATGCCCAACACAAACTCTCTCCCCCTCCGCCCCTATCAGCAGCGGGCGAAAGAACAGATTCATACCGAGTGGGAACAAGGGCGGCTGCGCACGCTGCTGGTGCTGCCCACCGGCACCGGCAAAACCATTGTGTTTGCTGCCGTGGCCGAAGACCAGGTGCGCGCCGGGGACCGGGTGCTGATCCTGGCCCACCGCGGCGAACTGCTGGAACAAGCCGCCGACAAGCTGCAAAAATCAACCGGCCTGGGCTGCGCGGTGGAAAAAGCCGAACAATCCTGCCTGGCCAGCTGGTACCGCGTTGCCGTTGGCAGCGTGCAAAGCCTGCAGCGCCCCCAGCGGCTGGAAAAGTTCCCCCACAATTATTTCAGCACCATCATCATTGACGAAGCCCACCATGCCGTGACCGACGGCTACCGCCGCATTCTGGACTGGTTCCCCGCGGCCAAGGTCCTGGGCGTAACGGCCACGCCGGACCGCGGCGACCTGCGCAATCTGGGCGAGGTGTTCGACAGCCTGGCCTATGAGTACAAACTCACCGATGCCATCCGGGACGGCTTTCTGTGCCGCATTATGGCGCAGACCATCCCCCTCAAGCTGGACATCTCCACCGTGGGCATGTCCGGCGGGGACTATGCCGTGGGCGAGCTGGGCAGTGCCCTGGACCCTTATCTGAACCAGATCGCCGCCGAGATGGCGCACTACTGCAAGGGGCGCAAAACCGTTGTCTTTCTGCCGCTGATCAAAACCAGCCAGAAATTCCGGGATACCCTGAACCGCCACGGATTCCATGCTGCCGAGGTCAACGGCCAGAGCACCGACCGCGCCCAGGTCCTGGCAGATTTTGACGCCGGAACCTACAACGTGCTGTGCAACAGCATGCTGCTGACCGAAGGCTGGGACTGCCCCAGTGTGGACTGCGTTGTGGTGTTGCGCCCCACCAAGGTGCGCAGCCTGTACAGCCAGATGGTGGGCCGCGGCACCCGCCTGCACAAAGGCAAAAAGGACCTGCTGCTCCTGGATTTCCTCTGGCTGACCGACCGCCACGAGCTCTGCCGCCCGGCCGACCTTGTGTGCGAGGACCACGCCGTTGCCCAGCAGATGACCGATAACCTGGCTGCCGCCGCCTGCCCGGAGGACGTGGAGGAAGCCGCCCGGCAGGCCGCCGAAGATGTGGTGGCCCAGCGGGAGGAAGCCCTTGCCAAGCAGCTGGAAGAACAGCGCCGCAAGCGCGCCCGCCTGGTTGACCCGCTGCAATACGAAATGAGCATCCAGGCTGAGGATCTGGCCGGTTATGTGCCCGCCTTTGGGTGGGAAGCCGGTCCCCCCAGCGCCGAGCAAACCGCCGCGCTGGAAAAGCAGGGCATCTGCCCTGACGCGGTGGAATCCGCCGGCAAAGCATCCCTGCTGCTGGACCGGCTGAACAAGCGCCGGGATGAGGGATTAACCACCCCCAAGCAGATCCGCTGCCTGGAAAAATACGGCTTCCAGCATGTGGGCACCTGGAGCTTCAACGCCGCCAAGCACATGATCGACCGTATCGCCGCCTGCGGCTGGCGCGGCACCCCCAAGGGCGTGGACCCAAAGACCTATATGCCCTCTGCGGAAACAACCCCAATCTTTGACTTCGGATGGTAAACGGAATGGACAATGCAAATGATCTCAAGGAAGCCTTGGACTTTATCTCCCCGGCAAACTTGACCTATGAGGAATGGGTCACGGTGGGTATGGGGCTGAAAGAAGCCGGGTTCCCTGTTACCGCATGGGAGCAATGGAGTTCCCGCGATGGCAGCCGGTACCACAAGGGCGAATGTGCCCGCAAGTGGGAAAGTTTCCGCGGCAATCCCAAACCGATCACCGAGAACAGCATTTTCGCCCTGGCACGCAATCACGGCTGGCCGGGCCCCGCCGGGCATGAGCTGGACTGGAACGATGCAATCTGTGCCCCCGGCACCCGGCCGGACGGCGTTGTGGTGGATACCCGCTGGCTGGATGTGCAGGAGCTGAACATCCCCGAACAATGGGACCCCGCCGACCAGCTGCGCCGCTACCTGCAAGCCCTGTTTGAGCCGGAGGACCATGTGGCCTATGTGACCGAAAGCTACCTGCGGGATGACCGCTATGCCCCCACAAAAGGCTGCTGGGACCGCACCGCCGGTCAGCTGATGGACGAGCTTGCCCGCTGCGGCGGGGACATCGGCGCTGTGGTGGGCGATTACAACCCCGCCGCCGGTGCCTGGATCTGCTTCAACCCCGTGGAGGGCGGCCGCAGCAACAACAATGTGACCGACTACCGTTATGCCCTGGTGGAATGCGACAACATGGAGCTGGAAAAGCAGCAGGCCATTATCCGCCAGCTGGAACTGCCCTGCGCTGCTTTGGTGTACAGCGGCAGCAAAAGCCTGCACGCCATTGTGCGGGTCGGTGCGCCGGATTACACCGAGTACCGCCGCCGGGTGGATTACCTGTACGCTGCCTGCAAGAAAAACGGCCTGATGCTGGACGAAGCCAACCGCAACCCTGCCCGCTTATCCCGCATGCCGGGCATCCTGCGCGGCGGCAAAAAGCAGTACCTGCTGGAAACCAACACCGGCAAATCCTGCTGGGAAGAATGGAAGGACTGGTTTGAAGCCTGCACGGACGACCTGCCCGATACCGAAAATCTTGCCGATGACTGGGCCAGCCTGCCGCCGCTGGCAGATGCCCTGATTGAAGGAGTGCTGCGCCAGGGCCACAAAATGCTTCTGGCCGGTCCCAGCAAAGCGGGCAAAAGCTTTGCCCTGATTGAACTGTGCATCTGCCTTGCCGAGGGTGCCCCCTGGCTTGGCCGCTTTGCCTGTGCGCAGGGCAAGGTGCTTTATATCAATCTGGAACTGGACCGCGCCAGCTGCCTGCACCGCTTCAAGGATGTATACGAAGCCCTGCACCTGCCGCCCCGGAACCTTGCCAACATCGACATCTGGAACCTGCGCGGTGCCTCCGTCCCCATGGATAAGCTGGCTCCCCGCCTGATCCGCCGGGCTGCCAAGAAAGGCTACCTGGCCGTTGTGCTGGACCCGATCTATAAAGTCATCACCGGCGATGAAAACAGCGCTGACCAGATGGCCAAGTTCTGCAACCAGTTTGACCTGGTCTGCCGGGAACTGGACTGTGCCGTCATCTACTGCCACCACCACAGCAAGGGCGCGCAGGGCGGCAAGCGCAGCATGGACCGTGCTTCCGGCTCCGGTGTGTTTGCCCGTGACCCGGATGCCATGCTGGATATGACCGAGCTGGTCCCCACCGATGCCATCCGGGAGCAGCTGCACAACAAAGCGGCCTGCGCCGCAGCCAAAGCCCTGCTGGATGCCCGCGGCCATGCCGATGCTTACGGCCCGGACGATGCGTTGAGCCGCAGCCGGATGCTGGCCATTGCCAAAGACCACCTGCCGCTGCCCGATCTGCACCGCCTGGATGCCGACACCGCGGCCGCCATCAAGCGCGCCGATGCCATGACCGCCTGGCGCATTGAGGGCACCCTGCGCGAGTTTGCCCGTTTTGACCCGGTCAACCTCTGGTTCGACTATCCCGTACACAAGCTGGACAGCGGCCTGCTGGAGGACCTGCAGCCAGAAAGCGATTACAAGCAGCTTGGCTCCCGCGGTGCCGCAAAGCGCTGGGGAGACAAAGATACTGCCGCCAAAAGCAAGCGTGCCGAACTGCGCACCGCCTTTGAAGCCTGCACCATGGATGGTAAAGTGACCATTTACAGCATGGCTGAATACCTGAACCTAAAGCCCGATACCGTGCGCCGACGCCTGAAATCCGACGGCGGATTTTGGATTGATGGCACCAGCGTGGGGCTGAAAGAGCCCGGAAGCAACGGATAATATTTCTTATATTTCACGGAAAATAGCCGCTATCACAAATCCGTCCGAACTTCCGTATTTCGGAAAATAGCCGCTATCCGTACCAAATACGGACGGAAAATAGCCTTATATATATAGTAAAAATCCGTCCGTGTGTTGGGGTATCCCAGAGGATGGGGCGTACACAGCCCCCATCCCTCCGGGAACCCACCCCAACACGTTGGCCACAAAAAAAGAACGAGGTGAAAATACATGCAATTTTTTATTCCCATGCAGCCGCCCACCACAACCCACAATGCCAAGCAGCTGCATGCCTTTATGCGCGGCGGCAAGCCCTGCGCCGTGTTGCACGACAGCCCGGAGCTGAAAGCCACCCGTGCCAAGCTGCACGCCTACCTGGCCCCTTATGCACCGCCTACCCCCTGCAGCGGCCCGGTGCGGCTGTTGGTCAAGTGGCTGTTCCCCACTGACGGCCGCCACAATGACGGCGAGTGGCGCACCACCAAGCCTGATACCGACAACCTGGAAAAAGCCCTAAAAGACGAAATGACCCGCCTGCACTTCTGGCGCGATGATGCCCTGGTGTGCAGCGAGGTGGTTGAAAAGTTCTGGGCCGATACCCCCGGCATTTTCATCAAGGTGGTGGAACTATGATGCCTGTTTCAAGCGGCATGCGGTTCGATACCGAAAACAGCCGGTGCAACCCTGCCGAACGGATGACGCCGGAAGAGCTGCGCCAGCTGCACCGCCTGGCCATTGAGCGCCGCCCCGAAGCCTGTTTTGGCTGCGGGCTGGAACATGATTGTTTTGTGTATGGGCATGGATGTGCCGTCATCCGCAAAGCATTGCGGCTGTTGGGAGGTGGGGCGGATGCCTGTCTTTGATTCCAACTGTCTCTACATCATCCAATGCCTGGCCCTTGTGTTTCTTGTGGCCCCCTGCGTGCTCTTTGCGGGCGGCATGCTGATCTGTGGGCTGTTGTGGTGCGGGCTGCACATCACCCGCGCCATGCACCTGCGGCTGCTGGGCCTGCCGCGGTGTGGGCGCTGCCGCTACTGGGCCACCGTGCAGTGCCCGCTGTATGGCCGCAACACGCCAAGCGATTTCTGCAGCCGCGGCGAAAGGTGGCGCGATTGATGGACATTCTGCTTTCGATCATCGGCAGCGCCGTTCTGGCCGCGCTGCTGGCCGCCGCCTACACCGCCGGGCTCTGCGCCGGAAAAGCCGCCGCCCACACGGAGGAGGACGACGAACCCAAGATCTACATGGATCATACACATGGAGGTGAGGATTGATGCCGAAATATTCCGATAAGCCCTGCGCCCGCTGCGGCAAAATGATGCTGCACGCCTATTGCAGCCAGCGCTACTGCAAAGCCTATGCCCCACTAGTGCGCAGCGACGATGCCATCATCAGCCGGGCCAAACAGCGCAGCAAACGTGCCATGAGCGAGATCGCCCGCGTGGAACGTGCCGCCCGTGCCGAAGGCAAGACCTATGGCTACTATGTGGCCCTGCATGAGCCGCGGAAGGGGTGATGCCGATGAGCAGGCCGCATTATGGCTGGTGGGGATATGTAAAAGATATCATCCGCCGCTACCCCACCCTTTGTGAGCAGGAAAAAGCCCTGCACGAGACTTGCATCAGCCCCGATCTGAACGGCATGCCCCACGGCTCCGGTACTCCTACCGACCCCGTGGCCGATGCCGCCCTGCGGGAACTGCCGGAGATCAACCGCCGGGAAATGGAAGCCGTGCGCCAGGCCATTGCCGAAACCCTTACCCTGGACACCGGCCAAGAGCGCATTCAGGTGATCCGGTGCGTTTTCTGGGACAAAACGCATACACTGGAGGGGGCAGCAATGAAGCTGCACCGCTGCAAGCGAACCGTCGCCCAGTGGCACGGGGAGTTTATACGGTGTGTAGCCAAGTATTTTGGGCTTTTATAAAAGTATGTTGATCATTCTTCAATTTTATGTTATCCTTATGAAAAACTAAAGGAGTGTTGCGAATATGGCCGGTTGGGACGATATACTAAAGGAGTTAGGTGATACTCCTTCTCCTTCGGATCTTGTTCGGAGAAAATATATTAAACAGCTGTCGCAATACACGAAAAGGAATACCATCGCCTACTACTCTGCCTTTATCACGAAGAATGGTGGAAATATCGATATCAATGATTCAGATATGACCGGCTTTATGAACGCGTTGAAAGGCATGGATTGTTCAAAGGGCTTAGATTTGATTTTACATACACCAGGTGGATCGCCCGCTGCTGCTGAGGCAATCGTTCAATATCTTCGCAGCAAATTTGGCAAAGATATTCGTGTTATTGTGCCCCAAGCAGCTATGTCTGCCGGCACAATGATTGCTTGCGCATCGAAAGAAATTATAATGGGAAAACATTCTAGTTTAGGTCCCATTGACCCTCAATTTAGTGGAATTCCTGCATATAATATAAAACAAGAATTTGAAGAAGCTAAAATTGATCTGTCTGAACATCCAGAAAACGCCCAATACTGGTCTATAAAGCTATCTCAATATCCCGCTGCTTTCATGAAAACGGCAATTGATGCAATCGAGCTTTCTAGTCTCCTTGCAAGAGACTGGCTTGGTTCTTGTATGTTCAACAAAGACGATGAAGATGATCGCAAGATTATAGAAAATATAGTTCACAATTTAAATGAACACGACAGCTCAAAGAATCATGGTCGTCATTTTAATATAAAATTTTGCCAAGGTATCGGATTAAAAGTCAAATCAATGGAAGATGACAATAAACTACAGGATAAAATTTTGAGTGTTCACCATGCTTATATGCTAACAATGTCTGGAACCGACGTCTGCAAAATCATAGAAAATCAGAACGGAAAAGCCGTTATAAACCATCTCCGTTCTTGAACGCTTCAGTCAAAGGAGAAATTTGCTATGAACAATCTGCATGCCGAAGTCGATTTATTATATCAGCAGCTTAATATTCCTACCGGTACTATGCAACTTAATAACACTTTAAATTTAGGCAAATTAAATCGTGAGAATGCTTTCTCGGAAAGTAATTCTAATCGTACACGCGAAACGCCTGTCCAGGGAAAATCCGATGGGTTGAAGCTTAAGAAGATCGATCTGCATTAAAAAGCCAAAATTCCATGCTATAATACCATCATCAAAAGCCGTAAGGAACCCAAAACGTCCTTACGGCTTTTGTGTTATCATTTTATCCTCCCCATTTCAGCCAGACGGCCATGCCCCGTCTGGCCGTTTTTATGCCGCACAGCCGGCCCTTCGGCAGGGGCGCTGTGTTCCCAAGCAACGGCACAGCAAGGGTGCAAGGCCCTTGTGCGGCCCCACTCCCCGGCACCCGGCAAAGGCTCACATATTTTACTCTCTTTCCTTTTGTCCGTGCGTGCCGGGGTTCTTTAATATTCCACCCCGCCCCAACCCGGCGGGGTATTTTATTGCAGAAAGGCGGTGAAACATGGCATACAAACGCAACCCGGTTGGGCGGCCCCCGAAGTACAAGAGCGTGGAAGAGATCCAAGGCAAAATTGATGCCTATTTCACCGCCTGCAAGGGGCACCCCCTGATGAACCCGGATACCGGCGAGCCGTTCCTGGACAAATACGGCCTGCCCATTATTGTGGATGCCAAACCACCGACGGTAAGCGGGCTGGCCCTGGCGCTGGGGTTTTCCTGCCGCCGGGACCTGAATGCCTACCAGGGCAAAAAGGAATTTTGCACCACGATTACGCGCGCGAAGGCCCAGTGCGAAGCATACGCCGAAGAACGCCTGTTTGACCGGGACGGCACCAATGGCGCGCAGTTCAGCCTGCGCTGCAACTTTGGCTGGAACGACAAACCCGCCGAAGCACCGTCCCCGCCCACTGATGACGGCTTTTTGACTGCAATGCAGCAGCAGGCGCCCGCAGTCTGGAAGGATGGTACGGATGAACCCGGTTAAGCCTGCCGCGTTCCGGTTCCGGCCGTTCAGCCGCCGCCAAAAGCAGGTACTGACCTGGTGGTGCAGCACCTCCCCCATGCAGGCGGCGGACGGGCTGATCGCGGACGGGTCCATCCGCTCCGGCAAAACCGTTTCGCTCTCCCTCAGTTTTGTGCTGTGGGGCATGGCGCGCTTTAACGGCCAGAACTTTGCCCTGTGCGGCAAGACCATTGCCAGCCTGCGGCGCAACGTGGTGGGGGTGCTCAAGCAGATGCTGACCGCCCGCGGCTACACTGCCGCCGAGCGCCGGGGCGACAATCTGTTGATTGTTACCCGCGGGACCGTGACCAACTATTACTACCTGTTCGGCGGCAAGGACGAGGGCAGCCAGGACCTGATCCAGGGCATTACACTGGCGGGTGCGCTGTTTGACGAAGTTGCCCTGATGCCGGAAAGCTTTGTAAACCAGGCCACCGCCCGCTGTTCTGTGGACGGTTCCAAGTTCTGGTTCAACTGCAACCCGGAGGGGCCGGAGCACTGGTTCTACAAAAGCTGGATTTTGCAGGCCCGCGCCAAGAACCTGCTGTACCTGCACTTTACGATGGATGACAACCTGAGCTTGTCCGAGCCGATCAAGGCGCGGTACCGGGCGCAGTACACCGGCGTGTTTTATGAGCGGTACATCCGCGGGCGCTGGGTGGTGGCCGAAGGTCTGGTTTACCCCTTTGTGGCGGCCAACTCGGATGCCTACCTGCTGCGCGGGCCGACCGCCGGGATGGATGGCCGCTTTTTTGTCTCGATCGACTACGGCACCCACAACCCTTGCAGCATGGGGCTGTGGTGCGTGCAGGCCAACCGGGCAGTGCGCATCAAGGAAAGTTACTACAACTCCCGCGAGGTCCAGCACCAGCGCACCGATGAAGAACATTACGCCGCGCTGGAAGAGCTGACCCGCGGTTACTATGTGCAGGAAGTGGTGGTGGACCCCTCCGCCGCGTCCTTTATTGAAACCATTCGCCGCCATGGGCGGTACATGGTGCGGGCTGCCGCCAACGATGTGCTGGACGGCATCCGGGTCACGGCCAGCTTGCTGCAAGCCGGGCGGGTGCAGATCCACGAAAGCTGCACAGATGCCCTGCGGGAGTTCAAAACCTACTGCTGGGACGACAAAGCCCCGCAGGATGCCGTCATCAAGGAGAACGACCACGCCATGGACGACATCCGCTATTTTTGTTATACCGTGCTGGCCCGCGAATACCGCTGGGCGGATTGGAGGAAGTGAAGATGTTCCAAAAGCTTTTGCGCTGGCTGCGTGCCCAGATCGGCACGCTGTTCGGCGATGTCCCCGGCGCAAACGACATTATCCTGTCCGGCCAGATGGAAAATGCCCTTGCCTTGTGGGCCCAGATGTACGAGACGGGCGGCCCCTGGTGCACGGCCAAAAACGACCTGCACAGCCTGCACATTGCGGCCAGCGTGGCGCGGGAGTTCGCCCGGCTGGTCACGATGGAGCTGAAAGTCAGCCTGTCCGGCTCTTCGCGGGCGGACTATCTGGCAGAGCAGCTGGCCCCGTTTCTGGACAAGCTGCCCAACTACACCGAGATTGCCTGCGCGCTGGGCGGGGCGGTGTTCAAGCCCTATGTTTCCGGTGACCGGCTGCTGGTGGATGTGGTGCAGGGGGACTGCTTTTTCCCCACCACCTTTGACACCACCGGCCGCCTGACCGGGGCGATCTTCTCCGAGCAGCTCAAGCGCAAAAACACGATCTACACCCGCCTGGAGCGGCACGAATACGCCGCCGGGGTGCAGACCATCCAGAACAAGGCGTTTGCCAGTTCCAGCACGGCCAGCCTGGGGCACGAGATCCCGCTGACCAATGTGCCGGAGTGGGCCGACATTGCGCCGGAGGTGCGCATTGAGGTGGAGCGGCCGTTATTCGCCTACTTCCGCATTCCCCTTGCCAACCGCAATGACCGGCACAGCCCGCTGGGGGCCAGCGTTTACGCCCCCGCTGTGGATACCATCCACGATGCAGACGAACAGTTTGGCCGCCTGCTGTGGGAGTACGAGGGCGGCCAGCTTGCCATTGATGTGGACGCTGCGGCCCTGCGCCCCACCGGGGACGGTGGGTTCCAGATGGACCAGCGCAGCGGTCGGCTGTACCGCGGCTGCATGACCGGCAATGTGGCGGACCGCACACTGTTCAATGTGTTTGCGCCCGCCCTGCGGGATGAAGCCTATCTGCGCGGGCTGGACGGAATCTTGAAACGCATTGAGTTCCAGTGCGGCCTTGCCTATGGCACCCTGAGCGACCCCCAGAATGTGGACAAGACCGCCACCGAGATCATGGCAAGCAAGCAGCGCAGCTACTCCACCGTAAAAAGCATCCAGCACGCGCTGCAGGTGGCGCTGGATGACCTGCTGTACGCGATGAATGCCTATGCCGACCTGTACCAGCTGGTTCCCGCGGGCAGCTACACCGCCGTGTACAACTGGGACGACAGCATTGTAAATGACCCCAGCGAGCGCAAGCAGCTGTTCTGGCAGTATGTGCAGGCGGGCAAGTTCCCCATGCAGCGCTACCTGACCGAGTTTGAGGGCTACAGCCGGGAGGAAGCCGCCCAGATCGCGGCTGAAACCAGCGCCGAGAACAACGCCGACGAAGCCCTGACCTTTGCCCCGTGAGGTGATGCCCCATGCTGACCCCTGACCAACTGGAAGTCCTGCCCCGCCGTTTTGTGCAGCTGTGGCAGCAGGTGGAAGATGACATTTTGCAGGACATTGCCCGGCGCATGAAAAGCCTGGGCGTGCTGGACCCGCTGACCCCAACGGCCATATGGCAGGCATGGCGGCTGGCCGAAACCCGCGCGGTGCGCAGCAGCGCCGTTGCCACCCTGGCCAGGTACACCGGCAAAAGCCGGACGGAGATCAAGCGGCTGCTGGAAACCGCCGGGGCACAGACCCTGGCCGCGGACGATGCTGTGTATACAGCTGCCGGGCTGGACCCGCCGCCGGTCAACCAGTCCCCTGCCCTGCTGAACCTGCTGAACGCCGGGTACCGCCAGACCTGCGGCACCTGGCAGAACCTGACGGCCACCACCGCCAACACGGTGACCGGCGCGTTTGAGGACCGGCTTTCCCGCGCGTGGGGGTTGATCAGCACCGGGGCCATGGATTACAACACCGCCATCCGCCGCGCGGTTGACGATCTGGCGGACACCATGCCGTACATCACCTACCCCAGCGGCCACACTGACGCGCTGGAAGTAGCCGCCCGCCGGGCCATGCTGACCGGCGTAAACCAGACCTGTGCGAAATTGCAACTGAAACGCATTGAAGAGATGGGCTGCGAATTTGTGGAAGTGACCGCCCACGAGGGTGCCCGCCCCACCCATGCGGTGTGGCAGGGCAGGGTCTACCACCGCGGCGGTGCTGTGGTGCAGGACGGTGAGCGGTACGAGGATTTTGAGACCGCCACCGGTTACGGCACCGGCCCCGGCCTGTGCGGCTGGAACTGCCGCCACAACTTTTACCCGTTCTATCCCGGCATCTCCGTGCGCAACTACACGGACGAACGCCTGACCGAACTGGACGCCCGCAATATCCCCTACGGCGGCGGGCTGTACACCCGGTACGAGATCACCCAGATGCAGCGGGCGCTGGAACGCAGGGTGCGCAAGTACAAGCGCCGTTACCTGGCAGAGACCGCCGCCGGGGTGGATGCCGGCCAGAGCGCCGCCAAGCTGAAAGCCGCCCGGCAGCAGCTGAGTGCGTTCCTGGCAGAAACCGGGGGGCGGCTGGACGGCGCAAGGGCGGAGGTGCCGGGCTTTGGGCAAAGGGAGGCGAAACAGGCGGATGCGGCGGCAAGTGCCTTGCAATCCGCCCAAAACAATGCTACACTGAAAGAAATCAGCCTGGGGTACAAGGAAATTACCATCCAGAGCATTCAGCACATTCAGCCGTTTGCCTGTGAGACGCTGGACGCCGCGGGCAGCCGCGCCCTTGCCAACGCCCACAAGAAGCTGCTGCTGGAAGCCCGAAAGGTTCCGCTTGGGATAGAAAAGGCCCGCTGCTATGGGCTGGATATGCAGCCTCTGGGCGGTTACAAGGAAAGTTCTGAACCGGGAACATCTGTAAAAATCAAGGTTCCGAATGTCGACTGTATTGTAATGCACTCGCACCCAAGCGGGCTGACATTTTCACCTGATGATTTGGACGCATTCTCTAAAAACAAAACCATCCGCATTCTGACCGCCGTTGGCAATGATGGTTCCCTTTACGCGATTGAAAGAACCAACAATACCGATGAAACAGCTTTGGAAAACCTGACTTCCCTGTTGATGTTTGACATGAACAAAGCGACAACCAAAGCCGCCGTTTATGATACATTGAATACTTATTTCAAAGAGGTTCAGAATTATGGCATTCACTATTACGCCAGAGAAAATTGAAGAAATGAAAAAGTTCCTTCAAGAGAACCCTATTGACCCAAAGTATACCGTGCCGGACGGTTGGGTTGCGCTTGATGGAGACATTCCTCCTGCCCAACTGGCTGCCCGTGGATGCTACAACATTCTGAAACGATTGGGTGAACTGCCTGAATAACCCCTAAACATTCAACCACGATGCACACGCACCGTGGTTTTTTCATGCCCATTTTTAGGAGGATATAATGAAGAAGCTGCTTGTTTTGATGCTGGCCGTGCTGACCGCAGTGACCAGCCCGGAACAGTTCAAGGTGAATTACATCTGCCCGCACCAGTACCGGCTGTGCTTTTACACGGACGTTTTGCCCAGCATTGAAATTGTGCCGTAAAGGCCGCACCAACAAATTATTGAAACCACGATGCAAAATGCACCGTGGTATTTTTATGCCTGCTTGCCCTGCATGAGGGGCAAGTGGGCAATTTTTATCCCCTTTTGCCCGGCTGCGGCAGGGCTTACACAGCCGCACAGACGGTGACGGCCACCACCTAAAAACGCCTATCTGACACCCTACACAGGAGGTAACACCCATGAAAACCGAAGAACTCAAAGCCCTTGGCCTGAATGATGAGCAGGTGCAGCGCGTGTTCGCCATGAACGGTGCGGACGTGAACCGCGAAAAGCAGGCCGCCGAGACGGCCAAAGCCGAACGCGACGCCATCCGCACCCAGCTGGACGAAGCCAACACCAAGCTGAAAGGCTACGACCCCGACTGGCAGCAGAAAGCCGCCGATGCCCAGAAAGCGGCGGACGCAAAAGTGGCCGAGCTGCAGGCAGGCTATGCCGCCCAGAATGCAGCCGCCGGGCTGCACTTTACCAGCGCCAGTGCCAAAAAGGCATTTATGGCCGACCTGGCCGCCAAGAACCTGCCCCTGCAGGGGGACAGCCTGCTGGGCTTTGACGACTTTGTAAAGACCTACCGCGAAAATGACCCCGGCGCATTTGCCGCCGATACCAAGCCCGCGCGTATTGTGGCCAGTGCTACCGGCACCCCGGCAGCTGCCACCGGCCGCGAAGAAGCAAACGCAGCGATCCGTGCCGCGTTTGGCAAATGAAAGGAGAATAACCCATGCCCAATGTTATTGATCGTTCCCGCGCTGAAGCCCTGATTCGTGAGCAGGTTGTCAGCACCATTTTTCAGGATGCCCCCAAGCAGAGCGTTGTGATGCAGCTGGGCCGCAAGCTGCCCAACATGACCAGCAAGCAGACCCGCATTCCGGTGCTTTCCATGCTGCCGCTGGCCTACTGGGTCAACGGTGATACCGGCTATAAGCAGACTTCCCGCCAGGCGTGGGAAAACGTCTACCTGACCGCCGGTGAGCTGGCAGTCATTGTCCCCATCCCCGAAGCCGTTCTGGCCGATGCTGAGTTTGACATTTTGGGCGAGGTAACCCCGCGTGTCAACGAAGCCATCGGCCTGCGGGTGGACCAGGCCATTCTGTTCGGCATCAACCGCCCGGCAGAGTGGCAGAACGACATTATCACCGTTGCCCGCCAGGCCGGCAACAACGTTTCCGGCGGCATCACCTATGATTCCCTGCTGGGCGAAAACGGACTGTTTGCCAAGGTGGAGGATGCAGGCTACACCGTGGACGGTGTTGTGGCTGCCATGGGTGCCAAAGCGTCCCTGCGCGGCATCAAGGACACCAACGGCCACCCCCTGTACAAGAGCGATATGCAGGGCACCACCCCCTATGCCCTGGACGGCGCGCCGATCTACTTTCCTGAGAACGGCAGCTTTGATACCAGCGTTGCCCGCATGGTGGCCGGCAACTTCAAGCAGCTGGTGTACGCCATCCGCCAGGATGTGGACGTCAAGATCCTGGACCAGGCCGTGATCCAGGACCCCAGCACCAAGGCCATCATCTTCAACCTGGCCCAGCAGGACATGATTGCCCTGCGCGTTACCTTCCGCATGGGCTGGGCTATGCCGAACCCCGCCACCCGCATGAACGAGAACCGCGTCAACGTGCCCTTTGCCTACATTGACGCCGCGACCGCCTACACCGACCAGACTGTGACCTTTACCGTCAAGGATAATGCCGAAAGCTCCCCCAATGCCATTGCCGGTGCAGCTGTCAATGTGAACGGCTCCATCCGCCTGACCGGCACTGACGGCACCGCCGTGTTCCACCTGCGCGCCGGTGAATATCCCTACAGCGTCAAGGCAGACGGTTACCGCCCGCAGACCGGCACCGTAACGGTTGCCGCAGCCGCCGTGCTGGTTGCCGTCACCCTGCCTGCATCCAAGTAAGGGGGCTGCCATGTATGCTGATTTTACCGACTATCAGGGCGCCTACTGCGGCACCCTGATCACCACCCAGGGGCAGTGGATGCCCGCCGTGCGGGAAGCCTGCGCTTATCTGGACAGCATCACCTTTGGCCGCCTGAAGTGCGGGGCACCGGTGGATGACACCGTAAAGCTGGCGGCTTGCGCGCTGGCGGATGTTGCCGCCCGCTACCAGGCCGCCAAGGCCGATGAGCGCAGCCGCCCCGGCCTGGCAGCCTTTAACACAGACGGCTACAGCGAAACGCTGAATACTGCCGCCCTGACCGCACAGTACACGGCAGACATGCAGGCGGCCGCGGATATTTACCTGCCGCGCAGCCATCCGCTGCGCTATGCGGGCCGGGATGGGAGGTGCCGCCCTTGTACGGCTGTGACCAGACCGTGACCCTGACCCACCTGCACTATGACGGCGATGCCGACCGGGACGTGAAAGAAGAAACCACCCTGACCGGCGTGAGCTGGTACGGCCAGGCAAAGACCGCGGTGGATTCCACCGGCCTGCACGCGGCGCGGGTGTACAAATGCCGCATCCCGGAAAGCGCCGCCCCCGCTGGGCTGGACATTGCCCCCGGCGACAAGATCACCTGCGGCACCGTGACCGCCACCGTGCTGGACGTGCATGACAACCGCGGCCACCCCGCGCCGCACTGGTATGTGGAGGCAAGCTGATGGGACTGAAATATGATGCCCGCCTTGACCTTTCCGCCCTTTCGGATGCCCTGGAAAAACGGGGGCTGACACCGGGCGGGAGAGTGCAGAAGGCGGTGGACGAAGCGGTGATCCGCTATTGCGACCCCAAGGTGCCGTTCCGCACCGGCACCCTCAAGCACAGCGCTATCACGGCAAGCGCCATCGGGGACGGCATGATCGTGTACGCCACGCCCTATGCGCGTTACCTGTACTACGGCGAGGTGTACGGCCCCAACATTCCCATCTTTGAGGGCGGCGAGCTGGCAGGCTTTTTCAGCCCGCCCCACAAGTACCCCACCGGCCGCCCGCTGACCTACAACGGCGCGCCGGATCGGGGCGCTTATTGGTTTGAGCGGGCCATGGCCGAGCACAAGGATGACGTCATCCGCGAAGCCGCCGCCCTGGCAGGAGGGAGACCCGGAAGATGAACGTACTGGATGCCACCCGCGCCTGGATGCGCGCACAGTGCCCCCTGATCAACAGGCAGGACCTGTTCAACGCCAACTACCTGGGCGCAGAACCGACCGAATACACCCTGCGCACGGCCAGCGAGAGCCACCGCACCGACGTGCTGGGGTATGACCTGGCCGAATACAACCTGACCTTTGTGGCACAGCTGCCATTTGGGCGGGAGCTGAAGCCCAACCTGGACGCTGCTGATTTTTTTGCCGCGCTCTCCGCCTGGATTCGCGGGCAGGAGCGCACCCACAACTATCCCGCTGTCAGCGGGTACCGCGTGACCAAAATCACGGCATCCAACGCCGGTGTGCCCACCGGGGCGGATGCCAACGCGGCCCGCTATCAATTACAAATCAAACTCTATCTTGAGGAGGAATAACCATGGCAGAAGCTGCTATCAACCTGACCGCCGGCCAAAAAGCTGACCGCAAACTGGACATGATCTTTGTGAACGTCGGCGGTTCCGGTACGGAGACCTGGGAACTGCTGGGCCGCGGCGTTGAGGACGCAAGCGTGGAATACAACCACGACACCGACACCGTGACCGACATTCTGGGCATTACGGACGTGAACGTGAGCGCCGCAAAGCCGGAGCTTGACCTGGACCCCTGCACCATCCGCGGCGGCCAGAAGCTGAGCGCCAAGCTGCTGGACATTGAGCGCCGCAACGCCGTAAGCGAGCTGAGCATGTTCGATGTGCTGCACGTCCACTGCTTCCTGGGGGCTGCTTCCGGCTCCTTCACGGCGGAAAAGCACACCGGCTGCACCATCGTGCCCCAGAGCCTGGGCGGCTCCGATTACGTCGGCATGCCGATGAACGTACACCTGTCCAACAACAAAACGCTGGGCACCTGCACCATTGCGGCCGGCGTGCCCACCTTCACGGAGGAATAAACAATGGAGCTGAACATTGACCGCGGCTTAAAAAGCTATGACGTCAAGGATGCGGACGGCACCCTGATCGGCACCATCCGCTTCAACCCCTCTGACATCGGCCTGGCCGGCCGCATGGAGGAAGCCCGCGCCAAGATTGCCGAAATTACGGCCGCGCCCGTGACCGGCCCCGAGGATCTGGTGGAGTGGGACAGGCAGGTGCGCCACTGGTTTGATTACATCTTCGGCACGCCGGTATCGGATGTATTCTTTGCCGGGGTATCCAGCCTGGCTTTCTGCGAGGATGGCAGCCTGGTGGCCGAAGCCGTGTTGGATGCCGTCACCCCGATGCTGACCCAGGCGGTGGAAGCCGCCGCCAAGGCCAGCGCGGCCCGCATTGCCAGGCACGCGGACGCCTACCAGGGCAGCACCGCCGGGCTGGCCCCGGAGCAGCAGTGAGCGGCTGGAAGCTGCCCACCAGCGTGACGGTATGCGGGCAGGAGTTTGCCATCCGCAGCGACTACCGCGCCGTGCTGGATGCCATCTCCGCCCTGCGTGACCCGGAGCTGAGCCCGCAGGAACAGACCCTTGCCTGCCTGGAGATCCTGTACCCGGATTGGAAGCGCCTGCCGGACCTGAGTGCAGCAGCCCAGGCGGCCATGGTGTTTATCAACTGCGGCAAGCCGGTGGAAGCTGCCGTGCCAAAGCCCGCCCTTGTGGACTGGGACACCGACGCCGCCATCATGGCCCCGGCAGTGGACAAAGTTCTGGGCTACAGCTGCCGCCGCTGCGCCTACCTGCACTGGTGGGAGTTCATCGGGGCATTTGGCTGCATCGGGGACGGCCAGTTTGCGCAGGTCGTCTCCATCCGCAATAAGCGCCTGCACGGCAAAAAGCTGGACAAAGCCGAGCAGGAATTTGTGCGCAACAATCCCGATCTGGTCACCCTGCCCAAACACAAGCTGACCAGCGCGGAAGAAGAATTTTTCAAAAGTCTGGGGGTGTAGTTCTTGGCCGATGGGTCGATCATTCTGGATACCAGAATCAACAATAAAGGCGCCTATGCCGAGCTGAAAGAGCTGCAGGCCAAGGCCAAGAGCACCGCCCAGCAGGTTGCTGCGCTGGACAAGCAACTGGCGCAGGCAGGTGCCAAGCATACCAGCCTGGGCGATGATCTCAAGCGTGCCCGGCAGGAAGCCGCCGAAACCGCGCGCGAACTGCAAAAATTAAACACTACCATGGACTTGCAGCACCAAAAGAATGGGCTGGATTTCTCCCCTGCTGACGTTAAACGCAGTGATAAGCTGCGGGCCACGTTGGATCAGCAGCAGCAAAAAATTGGCGCGATATCCAAGGAATATCGTGACCAGGTTCCCATGCTTGAAAAGCTGCAAGAAGAGCACGATGCCCTTTTGCAGCAAATGGATACCGAAAACCTAGCGGTTGAGCATCAATCCCGGCGCATTGAATCCCTGTTAGGCCGACAAATTGCCGCATCGCGCGCAGTTCAGGGCGTAAAAAACGCCGTTCGTCTTTCGGCTGCAGCGATTCAACAGCCCTTCAAAGCAATTCAGGCCAGGTTGTCCGCCATGACAAAGAGCATGGGGCGGTTTTCCCGCCGCATTGCCGGACTTGCTTCCAGTGCGCTAATTTTTAACTTGCTCTCGTCTGGTCTGCGCCAGATGACCAGCTACATGGGCACTGCCCTGCTTTCCAGCGCATCCCTGCGTCAGGCCCTGGGCAACCTGCAAGGTGCTGCGGCTACTGCTGCAGCGCCTTTGATTCAAATTCTGACCCCCGCCCTGACCGCGCTGGCAAATGCGGCAGCAACTGTGTTCGCGTATTTGGCCAAGCTGGTGGCGTTCCTGACCGGCAAGACGGTATCCTCCGCCAAGGCCGCGGCTAAGGGCATGAGTGGAACATCCAAGGCAGCGAAAGATGCTGCAAAGAGCCTGGCCGGGTTTGATGAAATCGAACGGTTAGATGCCAAGACAGGGAGCAGCGGCGGCGGTTCGGGCGCCAGCAGTATCACCCCCAACTATAACTTTGACGCGAAAAGCCCGTTCCTGGATTCCGTGCTGGCTGCCATCAAGGCAGGCGAATGGAATCAGGTCGGGCAGCTCATTGCCCAAAAGCTGAATGAAGCCATGGCGGCGATCCCCTGGCCGGATATCCAGGACAAGGCCCAGACCTGGGCCGCAAACATTGCGGATACCCTCAACGGCTTTATCGCCCGGCTGGACTGGCGGCTGGTTGGTTCTACCTTGGCACAGGGGCTTAACACGGCACTGATCTTTGCAGACACCCTGGTACAAAGTATCCACTGGGACACCCTGGGCAATGGCATCGGAAATGGGATGAACCAGTGCGTGGAAGAACTGGACTGGGAAGCCCTTGGCCGCTTGATGATTGCCAAGTGGAAGATCCTCTCCGAGACGCTGCACGGTTTCATTCAGACCTTTGACTTTGGGGCATTAGGGGACGCCTTCGCCCGTGCTACCATGGCCGCCATCAATAATATTGACTGGCCCCAGGCTGCCGCAGACCTTGTATCCGGTGCGGCGGGGCTGCTGGAAGCTCTGGCACACTGGATCGATGGGCTGGATTGGCAGCAGATTGGCAGCACGATTGCCGAATGCATTACCAATATCGACTATGCAGAACTTGCACAGGCGATTCTGGATTTGCTGTCCGCCGCCGTCACGGGGCTGGCAGATGGGCTTTCAGCCCTTGCTGGGCATCTTGTCGGTGATTTTATTCAGGGTGTAAAGCAATGGTTTGATGACGTCCAGACCCAGGCAGCGGTTGCCGGATACGGTGACGACGTTGCTCAGTACCTGTTCGATGGTTTTATCGACGGCCTGGAAGCACTCTGGAACGGCATCGGGCAGTGGATCTATGATCACATTTTCACGCCGTTCAAAAACGGTATTTGCGAAGCATTCGGCATCCACTCCCCCAGCACCGAAGCCAAATCCTGGGGTTCCTACATCTCGCAGGGACTTCTGGACGGTCTGGCCAGCAAGTGGGAGAACATCACCGGCTGGCTGCGTGACCTCAAGCAGAATTTTGTAGACGCATGGGATAACATCCGCGCTAAAACTACTGAGACATTCAATTCCCTTGGGCAGACGATTTCTGACATCTGGAACGGCATCTCCAGTACCATCAAAAACGCCGTCAATGGCATCATCGGCTTCATCAACCGGATGATCTCCGCCGTTGTCACCGGCATCAACACGGTCATCAACGCGCTGAACGGGTTGTCGTTCGACCTGCCGGACATATTCGGCGGCGGGCATGTCGGGTTTCATATCAGCACCCTGACCGCCCCGCAAATTCCCTACCTGGCACAAGGCGCGGTCATCCCGGCCAACCGGGAGTTTTTGGCGGTGCTGGGCGACCAGAGCCACGGCACCAACGTGGAAGCCCCGCTGGATACCATCAAGCAGGCCGTGGCCGAGGTCATGGAGGACCTGCAGGCGGGCCAGATGGCGGGCTTTGAAGCCGTGGTTTCCGTGCTGCGGGAGATCCTCTCCGCCGTGTACGGCATTGAGCTGACCGACGAGGACGTAGGCCGCGCCGTACAGCGCTGGCAGCGCAAACAGCTGATTGCCACAGGAGGTGTGTAACGTGACCCCGACCAATCTGTTCCAGATCGATGGCAAATCCCTGTACGCACCGGACTGCGACACGGGACTGCAGCCTAATTTTCAACCCGTGCGCGCACACGCACTCCAATAACTCCTAACTCCTAACTTCTAACTCCTAACTAAACCCAACGGAGGTGTATACATGCATCAATCCTACCTCACTTTTTCAAGCGACACCGAGCTAAAGGACGGCTCCCTGCAGGATGCCCGCAACCTTTTGTCTCTTGCTCTATCCGGCCTGGCCGAAGCGGCCGATGAAACGACCCTGCAAACCGCCGGGGCTGCCGAATATTTTTGCCGTTACGATCTGCCGCAATACCTCTCTGTCCTGCGCGCCGCCATGGATACGCTGGACAAGGTGCAGCAGGGTGCGCAAGCCCCGGAGGAGCGCTCATGACCACAACCGCAAAAATTGAAGAGCTCCAAAAATCCGTCATCAACGCCATCAACAACAGCTGCCTGCACCCCGCTGTGGTGCGGCTGGTGCTGCTGAACGTGATCTCGATGGTGGAAGCCAGCGAGAGAGAGGTAAACGAAAGAGAAAAAGAGACAGAATCCTGAAAATCTGTTTTTTGTTCCCGCATAATCCACACAAAATATAAGGCAATACCGCATAATTCTAAGTGCCGATACGGCGAGCGAGGTGCGGCAGATGCCAAGCCAAAAGCGCAGATAATACTGGATGCTGCAAAGGTGAGCGCCGCCAGTGGCGGAAACAGCGAACCGAAGCAGGGGCAGCGGTCGCAGAGTGCGAGGGGCTTTTGCCCCCGAAGCACGATGCGGGTACCGCAACCCGACATTATCGAGCATTTTGGCAACGCAGATGCCGTGCCGCAGCCGCCGGAGCGGTGCTTAAGCCGTAAGGCGGGAATTGTGCGGTATTGCCCAAAATAAAGACTGCCGTACCACCTGATTAATACAGGGGGAGGGCAGTCTTTTGCAGTTACCGTGAAAAAACCGGCACTCCGGCTTGTTTGATTCTTGCGAAAGTCCTTTGCTTTCGGTCAAAAAAAGAAGGGACTAAGCCAGAATGCCTTGGTTTTCAAGGGCAATACCGCATAATTCTAAGTGCCGATACGGCGAGCGAGGTGCGGCAGATGCCGTGCCGCAGCTGCCGGAGCGGTGCTTAAGCCGCAAGGCGGGAATTGTGCGATGTTGCCTTTACATTACATTGTTTACAGTTCTGTGTCCAAGGCGCATCTGAAAACAAAGAAAATGACAACTATTTCGCAAGCGCAAGATGGATTCCAAGGGCAATACCGCATAATTCTAAGTGCCGATACGGCGAGCGAGGTGCGGCAGCTGCTAGGCCAAAAGCGCAGATAATACTGGATGTCTTATCGAGCATTTTGGCAACGCAGATGCCGTACCGCAGCCGCCGGAGCGGTGCTTAAGCCGTCAGGCGGGAATTGTGCGGTGTTGCCAAAGAAAATCCTGTGAGAAGGAGGAACGCCTTTGCCAGATTACGAATTTTATACCGCCAGCTACCTGGGCGAAAAGATCCCGCAGGAAAGCTTTGCACGCTTTATTACCCGCGCCGCTCGCCAGCTGGAGCGCTACAAAAGTATGTTTGATGTGCGCCCGCGCGCGGGCCTGCGGGAACCGGAAGCCTGCGCCCTCTGCGCCATGGCGGATGCAATGTATGCCTTTGCGGAGGAGGACAAGCGCTGCCGCGTGGTGAGCGCCAGCGTGGGCAGCGTGAGCGAAACCTATGCTGCCCCGCCGGAGCTCTGCGCCGAAACCATCCAGAGCCGGGAAGGTTACCTGCGTGCCCTGGCGCAGGACTACCTGGTGTTTGGCCGCTATGCCAGCGGCGGGGTGGGCTGATGGCCGCGCCCTTACAGTACCCCCTGTGCTGCCAGACCGTTACCTTCTACCATGCGGACCCGGCGGCACATACCATCACGCGCACCGTTGTGCAGGGCGTACACTTTGATACCCGCCGCCGTGAAACCGCGGCAGGCGGCAGCGGCCCCGCAGGCAGTGCGGCCACGGCGTTTTTGCTGGTTATCCCGGAAAAACATGCGGCGTTTGGCCGGGATTATACGCTGGAACCCCATGACCGCGTGCTTGCAGGCACCGGGCCGGAGGTGAGCTACACCCAATGGCTGGATTTTACCCCCGCCAAAGTGCCGGGGCTGGCCGCTGTGCAGTATGTAGACTGTAAAACAGCGGCCGGGCAGGCTGCCCATGTGGAAGCGGGCGGCTGGTGGACCCGCTCCGGCAGCGGCGCGCACAGCCTGAGTAACTGACCGGAAAGGGGGAGACAAAGCGCGTGAACGAAACCTATTTTGAACAGTTGCTGCAATGGCTGGCTCGCTGCCCGGCTCTGACCGGTATTGATCTGCGTGTGGACGACCTGCCCCCGGCGGCGGGCACCGGGGCGCTCTTCCCCAAAGGGGTGGAGCAGACCGACCGCTGGCAGAACCTGCTGGGGCAGGTGACGACCCGCCAAAAAATGCAGCTGGTGCTGCGCCTGAACCTGCCCTTTGTGCCGGGGGATGCGAATCTGAGTGCCCAGACCGCCCGCCGCCTGTTGGAACTGCAGGCCTGGGTGGCGGAGCAGAGCGCGGCCGGCTTTGCCCCGCAGCTTGGCAACGCTGACCCCGTACAGGAGACCCTGACCGCCGGGGCCGCCCGGCTGGAACAGGCCAACGATGAGGGCAGCGCAGTTTACACCGTTACACTGACGGCACACTATACGATGAAATGGAGTGATACATTTGAAGATTGAGCGCAAATATATGGCGCACTTTTTGAACGCGGCGTTTGATTCCGGTACCGCCAGCTATTGCCGCTTGGGCAACGACCTGGAAGAATATTCCCCGGAACTTTCCGCCAATGTGGAAAAGAAAAATAATATCCTGGGCCAGACTTCGATCACGATCGACAGCTACCAGAAACAGGGCGAAGTGGCACCCTATTATGCCGAGAAAAACGACCCGCTGTTTGAAAAGCTGCAGGCCATTATCGACGGTGACCTGACGCTGGATGACCTGAAAACCGACATTGTGGAGGTTAAGCTTTGGGGCGAAGCATCCGCCAACGCCTACCCGGCCATCAAGGAGGAATGCTACATTGAGATCGTCAGCTATGGCGGCGATACCACTGGCTACCAGATTCCCTTTAATGTGCATTATACCGGCGTAAAAACCAAGGGTACCTTCAACATTAGCACCAAAACCTTTACGGCGGCGTAAGGCAGAACAGGAGGATGGATGATTTTACACAATGGGGATGTTTTGTTTGGCTGGCCGCTGCAAAGCCATGTGATTACCGCTGGGTGGTTTTATAATGACGGCAGCCTGCACCGGGCACTGGATTTCCGCGCAGCGGTGGGCACGCCGGTATACGCCGCAGAGGGTGGCACGGTGGAGACGGCATACCGCTGGAATGGCCGCCGCACCCAGGGGGATACCAACAGCTATGGCAATATGCTCAAGCTGCGCCATGCGGATTACCGCGGCGGCAGGCTGGAGACGCTGTACGCCCATTTGAGCAAACTCTGCGTGGCCCAGGGGGAGACGGTATACGAGGGCCAGCTGATCGGCTACAGCGGGGATACCGGCAACTGTTACGGGGCACACCTGCATTTTGAGGTGCGGTACAAAAACCGCCGGGTCCACCCGCTGAACTGGCTGGATGCAGATTTTGCGGCGGCATCTACCGCGGTGCGGCTGGGCGGCTACCAGAGCGTTGCCCGCCCGGCAGCGGAAAAAACACAGCCGATCCAAATGCAGACGGTAACGGTGGGGCCGATTTCCAACGGGGACGCTGCCCGGCTGTATGCCCTGTGCGGGGACCTTGGCCTGGTGGAATCGGGGCTGTACCACGCCGCCTATACGGAGGTGTGAGCATGGATGCTATCATCGTTGCCCTGATTACCGGGGGATGCTCCGTTGTTGGCGTGATTATTACAACTCTGACAACATCCCGCCGTACCGAACAGCGCATGGCCACCGCGCAAGCCGTGACCGATACAAAAATTGAAGAGCTGACCCGTGAAGTCCGTGCCCACAATAATTTTGCCCAACGTGTACCGGTGCTGGAAGAACAAATCAAGGTTGCAAACCACCGCATCACCGATCTCGAGAACAAAACCGCTTGAACACGAATACATAGGAGGAAAAACTCATGGATTTTGCATCTTTTGGTATGGCAGGGGTGGCGGCGATTACGGTTATCTGCTACCTGGCGGCAACAGCGGTCAAACAAACGCCGCTGGCCAACAAATGGCTGCCGTCCATCTGCGGCGCCCTTGGCGGCCTGCTGGGCCTGGCCGCCATGTACATCAACGTGCCGGACTTCCCGGCCGCCGATCCCCTGACCGCCCTGGCCGTGGGCATTGTTTCCGGCCTGGCCGCCACCGGCGCGGATCAGGTTATTAAGCAGATCGGCAAAGGCAACTGACTGGCAAGTTACCGGCAAATTACCGGCAAGTTAAATAATCCATAATTAAAGCGGCGGGCTTTCCCTATTTCAGGGATTGCCCGCCGCTTCTGTTTTTAACTTCTTATTCTTATGGAAGGATTGTAATACATAAGTTTTCTCGGCTCGCTGGAACTATTGTTAGTGCCTCATGATAAATTTCATTTGCAACATGATCCGCAGCTCTAACGAGTGTAGTCGTTGCCGAGTTGCAAAAATGTAAATCTACACCCTTCAATCCACTAAATAGCGGTTCATAAAATATGCCATAGTTCCAATTATATGTGCCATTCTTAAATTCTTGCTCTAACCCTTCCCGTAATTCATAACGACCATTTGTCGCCGTCGTATGTTCGTCCACATAAACATGCAAATTTTCGACTTCATCTTTTGCAATTAAACCATCATGCATCAGACTTTCTAAAGCTCTTTTTAATCCAATCTTATAAACATATTCCAAATACCGCTGCTTATCTTTTTTACTAGTAAAAATTCTATCCATAACTCGCTGTTGTTGGACAACTACACCAAACTTAAAACAATTGTTCAAAGATCGCACAAGTTTATGCTTATCTTTATTTGAAACATACGACGCCTTAAGTTCTGCCTGAGCCGCATACTTTCCGCGGATGGCTCTCTCTGCCGCTATATAACGTCGGCTCCATTCGTCCTTTGAAGCTTTTCCCAGAAGAATTAGCCCTCCAAACACAAATACGTTATTATGAACTTTATCAAAAACGCCGGACTCATCGGAATATACATAAATATCCAAAGTTCGACCTCCTCGCTAAAAAAGAAAGGCCGCCCAATAGGCGGCCAATCCCTCGTGCTCGACGATATTACATATCGCTTAAACGTTAATTCGGGTACACGAGTATACAGCGTATCTCTACCTGCAATTATATTATATGCGATTACCAACAAAAATGCAAGTCCTTTCACACATTTTTAACAACCTTTTGTGGTAACCGTATATCTATGTTTCTATATCATTATAGCTTCTTGTAGTCAAAATGTAGTCAGCCTAACATATAACAAAAAGCGCGGCGAATGTTTTACACATCCTACCGCGCTTTTTCTGGTGCACCATCGGGGACTCGAACCCAGGACCCACTGATTAAGAGTC